CCTTCTGGCCGGCGTAACTAGCGTGCGGCCGCTTCCTTCGGACTCAGGAACTCGATGTGAACAGGCTCAGTTATCACGCGCGCCCTCCAGTCGAATCAAGCACTCTTCCATGATTTCGTCGGTTAGCCCCTTCCACGCGCCGGCCTTATCGTCGCCGTCGCCGTCCAGGTACTCGCGGGCACGCTGCTGCTCGGCAATGCAGCGGGCGAGGGCGTCAGTCGGCACGCGGGCCCTCCAGCCTTTCCGCCTCGTCCCACACTGCGCGACTCAGCCGCGGCGGCACTGCCGGGTTGATGTCCCAGCCCGCGAGCCGCAATGCCCACGGGTCACGGCGCTCATGGAATTGCCGCCAGATCCGCCGTGCTTCTGTGACGTTGACGCGCCAAGCGCCGTTACCTGGTAGTGGGGCGGTCGCAAGGGCCTCGCGCAGCGTCCAGCGTTCGCGCTCGATGGACATCCGGCAAAACCGGCCGCAGCTTTGCCGATCGGCGAACTTTGACCGTGTTTCGCCGTTGCGCCGCACCAGCAGCGTGCCGCAGCGGTTGCAATACCGCGGCTCCGATTCCGACCGCACCATCCGCGGGCGGCGGCGAACCTTGGGACACGGCGGTTTCGTGTAGTTGTCCAGGGCGAAGGAGGGTTGCGCGCTCATAGGCGCACCCCGAGCAGGGCGGCGGTGTCCTCTGCGCGCTTCCGGTACGCTTCTGCGTATTTCCGCGCTTGGTCCGACTCGCGCTGGAAGGCCAGCCAGTTATTCTGGGCGTGATCCATGCGCTTCGTTAGCGCCTCAATCCGCAACGGAGTCAATTCCGCCCGGGTCGGAAGCGCCGGGAAAAGCGGGCCCTCCGACTTCGGATGTCTTACCTTGGAGTTCTTGGGTTTATCGCTCATGATTCTCTCGCGTGTATAGTTATGTGTTTTTCTCTGATTGCTTCGCCATAGCGCGTTCGGAACTGCCCGGAAGGATGTCCGGCATACCCGAAGGCGTTTCGATTGCGCTGCGATCGCCCAGAGCGCCGGGATCGGGCATTCCTTCGGCCTGCTCCATCTCCGAAATCGCCCGGTTGATGTACCAGCGCGCCTTTTGGGCATCGACGAGCGCCGGGCCCTTCTTGCCGAGCCGCCAGAGGTACTTGAAGGCGTTGCCGCGGCACCACTGCACGAAAGCCTCCGGGCCCAGGGCCGCGTGGATGGCGTCTACGCACTCGATTTCGCCGGTGGTGTAGTGAGCGGGGTGGTTGATGGGGTCGCTCATGGTTTCGCCTCCAAAACCTTCGCGCCCCGATTGTGCCGCTGCCAAAACGCCAGCGGGGCGCTGAACAGATAGCCGTTGACAAGCCAAGTCACCGTCGTGCCGCCCTTGCGGTCGCTAACCGCGTCCACCACTTCGCGGACGAAGCCGCCGCATTCGCCGGCGTCGCCGGGAATCGTGCCGCCCAGGATGCGCGCGCCAGGGTAGGGAGCTTGGATGGGGTCAGTCATGCTGCGCATTCCTCCGGCTTATAGACGTGCGCAACCCACCGCGCCAACTCGAACGGGATTTTCGCGATAAGGGCACTGGCGGCCTTGCGGGCGGGTGACTTGCTGGACATCATCGGCATTCCATTCGGTGAATTGCGCCACTCGCGGGCAAGGCCCTTCTTCACCGCCGCCGACTGAAACGACCGCCCCGGCTTTCCGGTCTTCTCAAAGTCGTGAAAATTCATGCCGGGAACCTTCAGATGCCGCGCGCTCGGCATCACCGCTGGCACGTCGCCCCACAGGTAGAAGCTCCCGTAATGCCACTTCGCGCGTCCCACCCACTTCTGCGCGCCGACGACGTTCTCCACGACCATCGGGATGTGATGCCCGGCCGCTTCGGATGCCTCACGCTGGATGCGGAAGCAGGCATCGAACAGCGCGTTCAATTCGCGTAGCTTCTCCCCGCTCGTGTCGTCCAGGATCTCGGCAGCCTGCGCCTTGGCCCGCTTCCAGGGCATCGCCATGTAGGAATACCGCTGGCACGGCGGACTGAAAACAAGACAATCGGCATCTTTCATCTGGCTACCGTGAATAGTGAGCATGTCCTGCAATATAAGCTCGCCGGGATATCCGCCAGAGCCGTAGTCGTGGCGTTCAATATCGATCCCAATCGCCCGCCATCCTTCAGCCATGAATCCCTCCGTCCACCCACCGAGGCCGCAATAACCGTCAAAAACTAACGGCTTCCCATGTAGCATCACTGCGGCTTCCTGCTCACCGCCGTGCAGGCGCAGCGCGCGGCGAACTCACCAACCGACTGGCTCTGGCTGAGCGGTCTGCCGTGGTAGGCTCCTGAGTGGCATACATCCGCAGCTTCCTGCCAGCCCGCAAGTCGCTGACGTAGCAACCCAGCCTCTGTCCGCGTGCAAAGGTAATACTGAATCACGAAGCCCGTCCCTTCGCAAGCCGCGCAACCGCTGGACATGCGCTGGACGGGCTCGTTCTCGGCTTCCCCGCGCAGCAGGTCGCGCAGATCGGCCGGCGTCGCGCACATCCGGTTTTCCGCGAGCCATTGGTCGATCACGGCGTGGGCCTTCGGCGCGCTGGGAGCGTACTGAGCCAGCGTGTCCACAAGCTCCTGAAGCGCTTCGGGTTTGCGCAGGTGGTAGTTTGTCGTCGCGCTGAGACGGCGAATTTCGGCGGTTGCAATCGCTGGGGAAATCATCAGAACTTCTTTGCCTCCGCAAGTGCTTTCACGTCGATACCCATCTTGCGCTCAACTTCGTCCATCGGATCGTAAACTCTGAATTGCTTTTCTGGCGGCTCGCGAATCCAGTCTCCATCCTGGACGACATAGCGCAGCGTCTTCATCCGCGCTCGGCCGGCGCGCATTGCCCGCCACCAGGCGGGGACGTTCCGCTCCATCACCGCCAGTGCATGAATCGGGTTTGCCGCCCCAACCACAACCTGCACGGCAAGTTGCACGCCGGAATCGTGGTCCTGCTGGTTTGGGGCGTCGTTCGCTAGCGCCTCGATCCGCTCCTGGAGGTCGTCCGGCGCGGGAAGGCTGGACGCAGGCACCGCCGGGAGTGAAGCGGTCGCGCCCGAATCCCCTCTCACACTCTTCCCTGTTTCGGTAAGAGCAAGAGTAGAGGAGAGGAGAGTAGACGCGCGTACACTAGCATCCCTAGACCCGTCCGCCACAGCATCAGCTGTAGCATTTGCTATAGCATTTGCTTGAGCGGACGCTATAGCTTGCGCCCTAGCAAGTCCCCCCTCTTTGCCAGACTTCCGCTTTACCATAATCTTAGCAATCAGCACCGGGCGCTCTGCGTCGATACGCCGATGATGCAGCCGGCCATCGATCTCCACGAAATTAGCTTTGACGTTGACCCAACAGGCCTTAAACTCCTTTTCTGTGATCGCGCAGAGCTTGATGAGTGTCTTTGGATCGGCTGGGATTGATCCTTCTAGCCAGCAGTAATCAATCAGTTCCCGGTACAATCCACGCTCGGCAATCGACAGGGCAAGCCGCGTCTCCGATTGCCACCAGTCGGGAATGTGCCATGAGTAGTAATCTATGCCAGTTTGCATTTTGTCAAGATTGTTCCATTGAATAGTCAAGATTGTTTTGCAGTGCGGGCACGGTTTTCCCGGCTCAATTTTCAGCGGGCGGCCGCAGCCAGAGCACTCAATTTCGTAGATCATTGGGCGCGTAATCCCCGAGCGTGGAGCGCCTCGCGCTGGATGGTTTCGGCGAAGCGGCTAAGCGGATTCCAGTGTTGAAAGTCATTGAACACGCTCGCCTTCCTTTCCGTGGTCCGTCGCTGGACTTTCCACATCATCGAACTCTTCCCCGAACAGCCCGCGTTTGACGGTCGATCCGTAGATGATCTTGGCGCGGATCGCCTCAAACGAGTAGCCGCGTCCGTTATCGGGGTATCCACGAATGCCTGCTCCTGCTGATCATGCCGGTAGACTCGCGGTTTTTCCACACCGCAGCGTGGGCAGACATCAGGCTGTACGGGCTTCGCTGCAAGCAACCTCATATTGTGCGTA